CGATGGATTAATATATGCCATTTGTTGGCTCCTTATGTTAGTTAATTACGTTGATAAATCTAAATTCAAACTCTGTTACGAGCATATCTGCTTCAAAGGTTGTAGTAACATCACATTCACGACGGCTTACGCCAGAGATGTCTGTGCTATTCTTAGCACCTCTAATGCCAGATACTAAAGTTTCATAGTTACTTGGTAGTTGTTTTGCATCACAGACAAAATAAGCACTAACTGTGGTTATTTCATTGTTGATACAAACTCCATTTAGGGTAGCATAGACCAACTCCTCAGTGACTTGATCCACATTCACATAGATACGCTTAATATTCTTAAGGTATAAAGGTGAACCTGAACTGTCCCAGGGAAGTTCATTGGTAAGGGTAAAAGTGCCCTTACTAAGGTCGTCTATATGATCCCAAATAGCCTGTCTCATCGCACTCTCTTCAAGTTATACTGTCCAGGTGACTTTTCAGCTGAGGATATTGCACCACTGCCATCAAAGTCATACCAGTCACCTGCTGCTACCAATTCACCAAACAAGGCTTCTGCACGATTAGTGTAGTAGCCCATCTTCTGGCGTTCTGCTGATTCATTGTTGCTAAAGTCTGCTACTTGTGGTAGGATATATTCAGCAAGGGCAGTGAATACGCAAAGATCTTTAAAATCGCTTTCACGATCTATAATCTTATTGGCATTTAATGCAGGAACATCAGCCGCTGTGTTGTATGATAAAGAACTATCACGTGTTATGTAATAGTTCTTCCACCATGACGTATTACGCATCTTTGTTAAAATGCGTTCAGTGGCTCGCTGTAATGCGACATCAACTACGTCGTCAGTGAGGCCTTCATTGGCATCAAAAAGTCGCTGATCTGCATCAACAACATCCTGATACTCTGCAAAACTGATAACAGTGTTTCCGTTTTTAATGAAAGCCATCACTGTCTCCTATTAGTTGTTGATAGAGCTATCAAACTTCAAGTAACGACCAAGACTGTCTTGTAGTTCACCAACACCATAGTGGCAAGATGCAACAACTTCAGTGCTTAGGTAATCAATACGACGAGCTGTTTCGATTTGAACATCACCAATCATAGCAAGACCCAATGCATCTCTGTGGAACACAGCGCCTGGGAAGTCACCAACGTTGGTCACGTAGTCAATGTTTGATGTTTCATAGATTGGAACACCAGCTAACTGCATTACATAACCTTGACGCATTGCTTCGTTACCAACTTCACTGTAAGCACCCATAGAGAATGCAGCAGTTGATCCACCTAATGTCAATGCAGCCTTCAAGTCATAAGCGACTTCTGGGTGCAATACGCATACCATACCATCTAAGCTAACACCAGCGCCACGTAGTTTTGCAACTGAGTTGAAGATTGAAGCAGCAGTAACAGCACCAGTATAGTCGCCTACACCGTTAGAGAAAGAAGCAAACAATGCTGTTAGATCTTTGTCAATCTTACGAGCAATAGCTTCACCGAATAAACGACCTAAGTCAGCAACTACATTGCTAGAACTACCAGCAACTGACAAGTCAGTAACCATAGTGCGGATAGCGTTTGTAGCAACTGTTAGAGTTGCACCAGCTGTGCTGATTTCAGTGTTGCTGATAATATCACCTTCAGTGATAGCTGCTGCTGAAACTTGTGGATACACAGGAACAGTAACAGTCTTACCTTGACCAGCGGCCAAAGTGTAGTTTTTAACGAGACCGCGCATGATACTGCGCTCGTTTGCTACGAACATTGCTTCTGCAACAATGCTAGGTAACAGGTCATTTAGGGTTGTTGTTGTTGAACCAGCCATAATAATTCTCCTTGATATTTGTTAGGCTAAACCGCTCTTCTTGCGATAATCCGCATAAAGTCTACGGTGTTCTGGATTGCTCATGTTTAGTTTTGAGATATCCAGTTTTTCGCTTGATCCACTAGAGACATTGCTCTTAGTATTAGTAGTGCTGGGGTTAGCAACTCTAAAGTGCGGATTCGAATCCAAGAAGCCACGCACTAAATCATCTACTCCAACCGCTTCGCCTTTGTCATTATATCTGACAGAGCCTTTTTCATCTACTACTTCTACTTCACCATCATTATTAAGCCTAACTTGATTTGCTAATAGTGCTTTGACCTGTTCTGCATTTACGGCATTGAACTTGGCTGCGGCACTTAACAAGGGCATGTTGACCTTATAATCTTTGATGACTGAGTCTCTCTTTTGGATTTCAGCATCCTTTTTAGCAGCTAACTCTTGTAGTGTTTTTTCAAACTCACCACGCTTGATTTGCTGTTCCTGTTGACGCTTTTCGTAATCACCTTTGATGTTACGTAGCTCTTCAGGATCACCTAGATCTTGATATGGTTTCAGAAGTTTCTTTTCTAATGATCCCTTCATGCGGGCCATCATGTTGTCTACTTCTTGTTGACTATAAGTTTTGTCTGCTTGTGCCTGATTTCCTGTTTGTTCAGTGGCCGCATCAGTTGCGTTATCTGTTACCAATGTATTATCTGACATTGTGCATCGCCTCCCTTCAGAGTGTTATAAGAATATTTATGTAGATTGAAAGATATCTACACAAAATAGAGTATTTTGTTCAGAAACTTAGTATTTCTTAGGAGGCTTAGGACGCTTTTTATTCTTAGCGGTTCTCATGCCTCTTACTGGTAGTGGACTGTGTTGTTCATTGTTCATAATGATCTCCATATGGGTTAATAGGTCTGTCATAGCCATCAGGTTCAGGATATACAGGATATTTCATTTCTTCTTTTTAGCTGCTGCTTGACTTGCTTTGATGGCCTGCGCTTGTTTTACTGCCCCTGCTCTAGTAGGATATACTTTGCCTGTGGTTCCATATTGATATCCTTTACCGCCTCTAGGGCCTGTTGCTTTATGAATGGGCATGTTATTTCCTTTTCTTAACTGCTTTTTCTTTGTGTGTAGGATGTGTGACGTCAGTGTGTTCAGTCTCAATGTATTGCATGAGATTCAAAGCAAATGTTCTAAGACGGTCTCGATTCATACGACTGCGAGGCATGTTGTTTTCAATCTTGCCCAGCATTGAGTTGCAGCCACGATGTAGAACCTTTCGAATCAATCCTGTCTTATGATCATGATCTAAAACAGCATCATCAATGATTAAGTCTCCACACAGAGCACAGAGACCATTTTGTTCTTCTAGTTGTTCTAGCCTATAGCCCTTGATCCCTGTGCTTTTTAGTTTCACCGATTCGCTCCCGGCACTTTATTCTTCATACTCTGCTTGTTCCCACTTGGCACACCAGAATACAGCACGAACTGGTGCATCAAACTTGGTGCAATACAGTTCACCTGGTTTGTAGTATTCACAGTTGGCACAGTTTTGTCCTTCTGGAACAGCTGGGTTGCTGGCTGGTTGATAGGCTGCTGGCAAGTTTGAGTTGATTGGCTCACCATCTGGATACAATCTGCCTGGCTGTGGATTTGGATCAATAAATGGTAGAACTTCTGTTTCTTCATCCATCCATTCTAGAATATGTTCATCAATCTTACGCAGCACAGCAGGATCTGTGGCAGCGCCTTTGGCCTGTTGTAGCTGTGCAATCTCTGAACCAGTGTCACGAATATTGAATGAACCAGGATAATCAATCTCACCCATCCACTGTTCACCTTGGTATTCAAACCAGAACTGCCACATCTGTTCTTCTGCAAGTTCTAAGTTGTCTGCTTTTTCGCTTAGGCGTGCGTTAAGTAAAGCAAACTCTGTCTCCATAGCAACACCACTCATAGTTCTGCTTTCAGTGGCACGAACTGCACCAGTATTGGCCATTTTATCAATAGTATCAACAGCATGATTGATTGCTTCATAGATTGAACTTACACTAGCACCTGTAAACTCTAATAGATAAGGCTTTAATCCTGGATCAAGATTGCTTTCCATTTGTATGATTGAACCAGCGCCAGTGCCTATGACTGTTTCAGAGGTTACGCAAAGACTAGGATGTGTATTCATACGAATGCTGGCTTCAACTTCACTGGTAGCGTTGTAGATAAAGCGTTGTTGATCAGCAATATCAGCAATGTCGCTGATGCCAATGCCACGCACTGTGCTGCGACCATTGTAGGCACACACAGCAGGGATCTTGCCCAAGCCATTGACCTCAATGATCTGTTCAATGATTTCTGGATTCTTAACATTCACTGTGGTTGTGGTAATGTCAGCGGGTGTCCATTCTTTTACCACACGAACATCACCGTTGACATCTTCTAGATATTTGAAGTAAACAAGTTCATAACGTCCACTTGGTGCTCGTGCCCATCTCCAGTCAAGCACTACCATAGGAGTTAGCATTGACACATAGGGTCTAATGCCCTGTGCCTGTTCATCTGCCACAGTGACTGCACCTACGTTGGGTTTTGAAACTACAATCCAACAGGCTCCAAATACACTGGTCCATGTTGCTACATCTTTCATGAATGCATTAAGACTGCGACCATCTAAATCAGCGTCACGTAAGAACATTTCTAGTTCAAATGATTCAGTGTTGTTGCCAAAGTCTCTGTCTGGTTCTTGACGAAACAAGAAGCTGTTGTAAACTGAGATAACACTTTGACAATGATTCTCTAAGGGTGTTGCACGTAAACGGGCACCGTATTCTTTATCAGTTTCAAGTTGATACTTGGTCAAGTGTCCAGCTGAGCGATACTCTTCGCCGCCTACATAACTTTCTAATAGATACTTCCATATTGGTTGGTAAGTGTCATACAGTTTATTGCCACTGGTTAATGCAGCTATTTCCGTTGCTAGTGTTTCGATTGAATTCATATGTTGTGTCCTTTATGCTAGGGCATGTCCCCAACGTTGTGTTTGTATTAGGTTAGGATCTCTATCACGTTTGATTGGAAATAGATAATCAATACAGTATGATGCCGCATCAAACATGTGATCCCACTGTCCTTTATCGGGAACTTGCGTTCCTTCTTTATAGCAAAACTTCTCCAAGGACTCTATTGTATATTTACACTTACTATCTATAAAGAGATGTCTAATGCCGTCAGAACTGCACAGTCTAGCATTGTAACTGTTTATTCTATCACGAACAAGATTGTGTGCCCTTGGTGCTCTTACTTCAAATCCGGCGTTGCGTAGGATTGTAAAATCCGTGGCACCACTCGCTGATGTTTTTCTTTGTTGACCTGCTGGGTCTGGATAGCAGATGATTTGGCTCTTTGGATATCTTCGAGATATCTCTTGTGCCATTTCGGCGGTATTAGAATTAAGCATGTGAACTTCGTCAATTTGATACATCTCCTTACCTTGTTGAACATACACAGCGGCTGTTACAGGACTTGTGTTAAAGTCCATGCCAATGTGCAGTGTTCTTAAATCAGGAGCAGCTAGCGTCTTAATGTTCAGCTCTCTGCTAAAGTTGTAGGCCACTACGCCTTCAAATGTTTCAAATGATGCTTCAAATTCTTGACGATAAGTTCTTGCATCTAGTTCTTGACGAGCAGCAGCTATTTCTTCTTCAGTGACCCATCCACCGTCGATTGTCTTAAACTGCCATGATTTCCAATCATTCAAGTGTTCTTCTTGACAGAATAGATCATAGCTCCAGTTGCCTTTGCCTTTAGGTGTGCCAATAAACATAGCACCACCCTGCTGATCTGCCAAAGCTGGACGAATGACTTCATACCAAAGTTCTGGATCTACCTCTGCCATTTCGTCTATGACGCAGTAAGACAGGCTGGGTCCACGTAGACTATCAGGGTTCTCAGCACCTTTAAGACTAATCGTTGATCCATTCTTTAGTGTAATAGATAGTTCACTTTCGTTCACCTTAGCTGCCCAACGTAGATCTAGCAAGCGTCTTTTTAAGGGCTTCCACACAATCATCTTGGCACTGCGGTAACTGCTGGTAATATAAAATATTTCTTTGTTGGGTATTCTAGCGTGATAACACAGTTGTCTAATAGAGAGAAATGTTTTACCAAAACGCCTTCCCGCTATGACCACCTTAAATCTGTGTGGGTCATTGGCTATTAGTGTTTGTGGGTCACTGAGTTTCATCCGCCCCAACCTTTATAGATAGCCCACAATATTAGAGCAATAAATGCCACTCCCAAGGGAAAAACTATCAGCATTATTCTACTGAGTCCCAAGGCAATGGTTTCTGATCTTCGTTGTTAGTTGGTGTATCCTGCATTCCCAGCAAGTTCTTAGCAAGGAAAATTTGCACTGCTGCTGAGTTATTTCTGCAGGCATTGTCCAGCATTGCACGCCGTAAAGTGATTCTTACTTCAGCACGACCTTTTAGTAAGATATCCGCAAAGTTGTATCTAAGTGTATCTTCTTTAATGCCTAAGAAGTCCGCGATGTCACGATCACTACAGCTGAGTGCTGCTAACTTACGCACATCTTCTGGATCAATAACTTTCTTGTCACGTCCTACACATATGCCTTCATAGGTAGCTTCAACAAGTTCTTTAGGCTTAGGGCCTGTTTTAGCTCGGGCAGTTTCTTGCTCAGGCAGATTCTCATGATCACATGCGCCTAAATCATTAGAGGTGAGATTGTCTTTTGGTTCTTCCATATGTTTATTTAACACATGTCAAAAGAAAGCCCCTTATTATTGGGGCTTTTTGTTTATTTCCAGTAATCGCTCTTCTTTATGTAGGTTCTGCGTTTTCCACCAAATCGTTTGGCACCCTGACGAATAAACTGTTCATGCCTAGTGATTATTTCACAGTTGTCTTGGCTCCAAGCACCATTAGGATCTTTTCTAGTCAAACAGAGGTCAGTTACCTTACGACCACGATTTTCCCAAGCCCAATCAGTGTTCCAAAAGTCAAGCCATTGATCAAATGTCATTGTGTGTGCTTCACCACGATAGGCTGCTTGACTCTTGTGTTTAAGCCAAGCGTAGTATTGCTGATGAGTCTTTTCATCAGGTCCACTTTTCCATATCAATGGATTTTCCCTAGTAGGGGCTTTGGGTGCGTAGGAGTGTGCTGCCATAATAATATTTATGTTGAATCAAAAGAAAAGGCCTTGAACTAGGCCCGGCTGTTGAACGATTAGATTTCTTCGTAGCTGCTGCCCAAATCACTTACCTGTTTACGCAGTCCTTGATGGCTCAGTTGTATTCGCATGATGTCTCCTTCACTAAAACGATCAGGCATACCTTCAGGAGAAACATCAACTAACTGCATTGAGGGATTGATTAACAGTATATTCTTAACGGCAGCTAGTTGCACAAAATCCTGCCAAGAGATGTCATCACTCACTGGCAAGGTCACAGTTTCTTCCAGCATGAATCCTTGATCATTCATTAAAGTTAGCGTGTAGTTCATTTAGATCTTTCAATATTTGTTGCCAATGGCGCTGTTCAGCACGAGCTGTTTTGTATTCACAGCTGGCCTGCTGTTTTCTAGCTGCGTAATAATCAATATTACACTGTATGGCGGCCTTGCTTAACTGCGGTTTTGGATCGCTAGTGCCTCTGCCAGTTCTTTCTGTAGACATTGTATTTCCCATTCTAATAGTTCGATTAGTTGTTCGTTTGTGTATTCAATCATGCTATGGCCGTTTGTTGTTACATCTGTTATTATATTATAATATCTGCACAGTGTCAACGCTGAACATTGCCAAAGTTACCTTATTCTAGTTCTAAACTTTTGTGGTTTTACACGGGGGTGTGGTTTGATGCACAGTGCATACACGGGCTCAAGATTCATTTCTTTCATACGTCTAACCACTGTGGTAAGCCAAATGCCCTGTTGTTCACTCCATTCAGTCAGCGTTTGAGTCTTTCCTCCAATCTTGATTAGAGTATTGCTCATGCGATTGTTTTGACTGAACTTTTGTGTGCTCCATTGGAGATTGCTGGGCTTGTAATCACCATCATTGTCAATGCGTTCCAGCACATCTAGGTAACTGGTTGGCAATCCAATGTTGTTTTCTATCCATTCAGCAAAAGCCCAAAAGTCTCTGCTCCAAGCGGCTTTTAACTTGATGCCGCGACCACCAAACTGATGATATCTAGCACTGTCGGTATTTTCACAGTGATACTTGATCAGTTTATATCTTCCGAATAGGGGATGTTTTGTTTTGTTTTGTGTTTTCATGTTGTTTCCTTTATTCCTAAGTCTT